CGTGTGTTTGATAAGGATGGTAGGCTATTGCCTGATAGTTGCCCGGTATCTGTATTTTATATCCGGCAGGTCTGTCGCTTCTTTAAGAAGCTAAAGATCAACTGTTCGCCGCAACGTGAAGCAGCGGCGACTTTGCAATTCAAGGCAATAGAAGGAGAACTCTACCATGCTACGACCTCAGTCTCGAGGGAGGATTTACTCCTCGATGAGCTTTCGGGCATCCTCTGGTCCCAGGTTTTCCCTGAGATTAACGATGTCGATCTCATCTGTAGTCATGGGCCTGGCGTTACCGCTGACCGTCGTCTCGCAAATGAGCGATACGGTGTTCGGTTTTGGAACGACAGGAGCGAGTTCCGATTCCCTTCCGATTTGCACTGCTTCCCCAATTATGGGGTCGCAGGAGACGTCGGAATTACCGGGGAATCGATCGGGCTGGAAGGAGTGAAGTTCCTGTCCGTATCGGAGGAAATGCCGGTACGGGTAGTCTTTGTTCCCAAGACTCAGCTCACTCCACGAGTCATAGCTATCGAGCCGTCACATGTGCAATACATGCAACAAGCCCTGAAAGATTATTCCTACAGGGTGCTCGAAAGCCACGAACTGACGCGTAACTCTATCCGCTTCACGCGGCAAGAGCCGAATCAGAGACTCGCTTACCGTAGCAGCATTGACAAACGACTAGCAACGCTAGACCTGAAAGATGCCTCTGACCGAGTGCACCTCGCGCTTGTTCAACGTATCTTCAAGACCTCAGGGATCCTCGAATACTTGGAGGACTCTCGGTCTTTGTCTGCTACGTTACCTGATGATACGAACATAGTCCTGAATAAGTTCGCATCGATGGGATCAGCCATGTGCTTTCCTGTTGAGGCGATGGTGTTTTACACACTTATTCAATGTGCTATGCACCGATCAGACGGTAAACGTCCGAGTTCGCGATCAATCAAAGCGTACTCACGGTTGATCGACATCTATGGGGATGACATAATTGTCCCTGTAGAATATGCGGACGCCGTTGTAAGTTTCCTTGAGAGCTACGCTCTTAAGGTTAACGTCAGCAAGTCGTTTAAGGAAGGCAACTTCCGCGAATCTTGCGGTGGGGACTACTTCAAAGGTGTAGCGGTTAACCCCGTTTATGCCCGTCGAATCCCGCATGACGACTTACGACACTGGAGTGCCGAAGAAGTGATGGCTTGGAATGCGACTGCAGACCTCTTCTATTTGAGAGGAATGTGGCACGTTGCCCAGGTAATCAGGGACTTGGTAAGCTCAGTGGCAAGGACGTCCATCCCCCGAACCCGAGAACCGGGTGCGGGTTTGGCCTTCATAAGCCTCCTATTCTCTACGAAGCTGCGTTTTGACGCGGACTTGCAGGGTTGGAAGCAAAAGAGGCTAATCTACAGTCCAACTTTACAGAAGGATGAGATTGATGGAAACGAAAACGCCTGCCTTAACAAATGGGGAATCGGGCATTACTCACCTAGTTCACCAATATCCGGGAATGAGGATCTTCTCAGTGACGATTCCGTGCGACGTAGTCTCCTACGTAGCATCCGGGCGTCCGCCGATTGGACCCGAAATTCCGGTGATGAACCTGGAGGTGTGCCTGACCAACCAGATGTTGGTGCACGGTTCTGCGTTTGCCTGTTACCGAGTGTATTGTGCTCATGTAAGGCCGAACCTTCCGGTTCAGTTCGACGCATGGGCGCGGTGCGCTCTCAGGGAAGCGCGGGATCGACTGGGCATGACGTCCGCATATCTCTGACTCCTCACTGGGAGGATGAGTATGCTCCGGGACCTCTAGACTACCTGCAAGGTAGATCGCAAGGTCTGGACTTCAGCTTCAGTACGAAGCGTGGCGCCTTCAAGTCGAAGCGCCAATGGGTTAGCCTCGCTGGCTAACGGGACTATGTCCCTGTGGAGGTGAGTTACATCACATCTCTTCGTTCTCCTTGTATGGCGACGTACAGACACCAGAAATGGGGTCTGTCTTAGTCGTTGTGTGAGTGGGAATGGGGGTGTGCTGCGACAGCAGTGCACCTCCAC